GGCATTTCGAGCTAATCCGTAACAATGGTTGCCGTAAGGGGAAAACGTGGCAGGAAATCAGCGGCATCGCTTGAAATAACCACGTCGATTATTGATAGCGTAGAACGTCCTGTCTGTCCACACGATCTTACTGACGAGGCAGCAGAAATTTGGTTCGGCATCGTTAATCGAATGCCGGCCGACTGGTTTCCGACCGAAACCCATCCGCTGCTGATCCAATACTGTCGCCATGCCGTCCAGGCTCGCAAGGTAGGCGAACTGATCGAGAAGGCGACGAGCGATCCGGCGCTAGAAATCGGCGACTATGATCGGCTGTTGCAAATGCAACGGCGGGAAAGTCTGGCCATCGCGATATTGGCGACAAAACTTCGAATAGCGCAACAATCGACGACCAATCACCGTGGCAACGCGAAACAGATCCAGCCGCGCAAGCCCTGGCAGGGCTGAGCGCGCCATCGCCTGGTGCGAGCGGCTGATCCGCATTCCAGAGGGGCAGTATGTCGGCCGTCCGCTCAAGATGGCCGAGTTCATGCGGGACGATTTTCGCGCCATTTTCGACAACCCGGCCGGCACCAGAAGGGCGATTATCACGCGGGGCCGCAAGAATGCCAAGACCGTCGAGACGGCGATGCTGATGCTGCTGTTTTTGTGCGGGCCGGAAGCCAAGGCGAATTCGCAATTGTTCTCGGCGGCCCAATCGCGCGATCAGGCTTCGGTGCTGTTCAGCCTGGCGGCCAAGATGGTCCGCATGTCGCCAGAACTGAATTCGGTCATCACCGTGCGCGACTCGACCAAGCAGCTGTTTTGCGCCGAACTGGGCACGCTCTACCGGGCGCTGTCGGCCGATGCATCGACGGCGTTCGGCTTATCGCCGCGGTTCGTCGCGCATGACGAACTCGGCCAGGTGAGGGGGCCGCGCTCCGAGTTGTACGAGGCGCTGGAGACGGCGACGGCGGCGCAGGACGATCCCTTGACGGTGATCATCTCCACGCAGGCGCCGAAGGAGTCGGATCTGCTTTCGGTGCTGATCGACGACGCGATGACGGCGCGCGATCCGCGCACGGTGCTGCGGATGCAGACGGCGGGCGACGACCTTGACGCCTTTTCGGTGGAGGCGATCCGGGCGGCCAATCCGGCCTTCGACATCTTCATGAACCGGGCCGAGGTCATGGACATGTGCGAAAACGCGCGGCACATGCCGAGCCGCCAGGCCGAGTATGAGAACCTGATCCTCAACCGGCGTGTCGAAGCCTCGTCGCCGTTCATCTCCAAGCAGGTGTGGCAGTCATGCGGCGGGCCGGTGGCGGAAAAGTTCGCCGGGCCAGTGTTCGGCGGCCTCGACCTTTCCAGCGTGAGCGATCTCACCGCCAAGGTTTATATCTCGCCGGTGAATGGCGGCTGGCACGTGAGGCCGACGTTCTGGCTGCCCGGCGAAGGGCTGGCGCAAAAGTCTCGGATGGATCGGGTGCCGTATGACTTGTGGCACCAGCAGGGCCACATCCGCACGACTCCCGGCAAGACGGTGGATTACGAGTTCGTGGCGGCGACGCTCTGGGCCGACTGCCAGGTCATGGACGTGCGCAAGATCGCGTTTGACCGCTGGAACTGGCGGCATTTGAAGCCTTGGCTTCTGAAGGCAGGCTTCGCCGAGGCGCAACTTGAGGGCGACGCCGCGATTTTCGAGCAGTTTGGCCAAGGCTACCAGTCGATGAGTCCGGCGCTGCGCGACCTGGAGGTCGACATTCTGGACGGGCTTATCGTCCATGGCAATCATCCGGTGCTGTCGATGTGCGCGGCCAATGCCGTGGTCACGATGGATCCCGCGGGAAATCGAAAACTCGACAAGGCCAAGGCCACCGGCCGCATTGATGGCCTGGTGGCGCTGGCGATGGCGCGGGCCGTCGCCGGCACGTTCGAGGTGAAGCCGCAACCGCAATACGATGTCTTTTTCGTGGATCTATGATGATGAACAGAGCCTATTCCCTGCTTGAAATCAAATCGGTCGACGAGGATCAACGCATCTTGCGCGGCATGGCGACGACGCCGACGCCTGACCGCATGGGCGACGTTGTGCATTCGGAAGGCGTGAAGTTTCAACTTCCCGTGCCATTCCTGTGGCAGCACGACAGCAGCCAGCCGCTCGGCGAAATCACCGAGGCGACGGTATCGAAGGACGGCATCGAGATCGTCGCGGAAGTGCGCAAGGGCGTGGATGAGACAATCGACCGGGCCTGGAAATACATCAAGGCCAAGCTGGTGCGCGGTCTGTCGATCGGCTTCCGCTCGCTGGAATCGGAACCGATCAACCCAAAGGATCCGTGGGGACCGGTGCATCACAAGTCATGGGAATGGCTGGAGCTTTCGGCCGTGACAATCCCGGCCAATGCCGAAGCATCAATTCATACTATCAAGCAATTCGCCGACAGTGGGCTTGCCTTGACTGGCGACCAGCCCACCCTCAGCAACCGGCCTGGCACATCGGGCAAAGGAGCAACCATCAAACCCAAAAGGACAAGACCGATGAACGCGTCTTTGCCAATCGCGGAACAGGTTTCCGCATTCGAGGCATCCCGAGCCGCCAAAACCGCCAGGCTGCTGGCCGTCATGGCGGAAGCCGATGGGGCAACCCTCAATGAGAACCAGAAGGAAGAATACGAGACGCTGAAAGGCGAATTGGTTGAGATCGACGAGCACCTTGTGCGGCTTATGGAAATCGAGAGGCTGAACAAGGCAGCAGCCAAGCCGGTTGATGACAAACTGCCCGAGCCGGCCAAGCGGCTGGTGCCTCGGATCGAGGTGAAAGGCAACAATCTGCCCAAGGGCACGGCATTCTCGCGCTATGCAATGGCGCTGATGCGCGGTAAGGGCGATCTGCATACGTCCGCGCAGATCGCCAAGGGCTGGAACGACACGCCGGAAGTCGAAACGATCCTGAAGGCCGCCGTCGCTGCCGGCACCACCACGGACGCCGATTGGGCGCAACCGCTGGTCGCCTATCAATTGATGGTGCAGGAATTCATCGACATGCTGCGGCCGGCAACCATCGTTGGACGCCTGCCTGGACTTCACCGGATCCCGTTCAACATCAAGGTACAGCGGCAGCTAACCGGAGCCAGCGCCGGCTGGGTAGGAGAAGGAGCGCCCAAGCCGCTGTCGAGCCTGAGCTTTGATACGATCTCGCTTGGCTTCTACAAGGTCGCGGTGATCGTGGTCATCACCGAGGAACTGGCGCGGTTTTCCAATCCATCAGCGGAAGCGCTGATCCGATCGGACCTGATTAATGCGATTGCGCAGTTTATCGACTCGCAGTTCCTCGATCCGGCCAAGGCGGCGGTTGCGGGTACTTCGCCAGCGTCCATCACCAATGGCGTCACCGGCGCCACGCCATCCGGCACGACGTTGGACGATGCCTTCACCGACCTGACTGCGTTGGTGAATACATTCTCGACCGCCAATCACAAAATGTCATCGATGGCGTGGGTGATGACGCCAGCGATGGCGGCGACGCTCGGCACATCGCGCAACGTAATGGGCGTGCCGGACTTCCCGGGTCTGGGCGCCGATGGCGGGACGCTGTTCGGTTTCCCGGTGGTGACCTCCACCAACATTGTGCCGGGCGCCTCGGGGTCTCGCATTTTCCTGATTGAAACCAGCGAGATCCTGTTTGCCGACGATGGCGTGACGCTGGATTCCTCGCGCGAGGCGTCGGTGCAGATGAACGACGCGCCGGACAATCCGGCCACGGCAACGACGGTGCTGGTGTCATTGTGGCAGCACAACCTGGTCGGCATCCGGGCCGAGCGCTTCGTCAACTGGCTGCCGCGCCGGTCCGGCGTGGTCGCCTGGATCGAGAACGCCGCCTATACCGCATAACGCCTTCCTCCCTGGGCGTTTGACTTGGCGCGGCTGCATCGGGGCGGCCGCGTCCTTTTCCGAAAAAGGAAAACTTCCATGAAGATCGTCATGACGCGGACGATGCGGCTGGGCAATCGCAGGGTGATGGAAGGCGAGGAAATCGACTTGCCCGACAAGTTTGCGCGGCAATTCCTGCGGGTGGGCCACGCGACGGAAGCAGGGGAAAAGAAACCGGGGAAGGCAAAGCCGGCTGAAAAGGCCGAGGCCACGCCGAAGGACGACAAGAAAACTTACAAGACCCGGCGCCTTAAGGCTGAAGACAACGACTGATGCGCCTGTTCGGGCTGCAAATCACCAAGGCGGCGCGCAACCCGCCGCAGCCGGTCGACGGTTTCCGAGGCTGGTGGCCAATCATCCATGAGCCTTATACTGGTGCCTGGCAGAAAAACGAGGAAATCCGCATCGAGGACTGGCTGTCGTTCTGGCCGGTGTTCCGCTGCATCGACGTAATTTCCTCCGATGTCGCCAAGATGCGGCTGAAACTGGTCAGCCAGGACGACAACGGCATCTGGACCGAAACTGCCTCGCCGGCGTTTTCGCCGGTCATCCGCAAGCCGAACGATTACCAGAACCGCATCCAGTTTTTTACCTCCTGGGTGCAATCCAAACTCATCCACGGCAATGCTTATATCCTCAAGCAGCGCGATCAGCGCGGCGTTGTGGTACGGCTTCATGTGCTCGACCCGACGCGGGTGACAGTGCTGGTGGCGCCGGATGGCGCGGTTTTTTACGAGCTGCGCGGCAATCTTGACCTGGCCGGATTCAACGGCGAGACGGTGACCATGCCGGCGCGCGAGATGATCCATGACCGCGAGGACACGTTTTACCATCCGCTGATCGGGCTTTCAAAAATGTATGCGGCCGGCATGCCGGCGTTGCAGGGGCTGGCAATTCAGAAGAACGAGACGAATCTGTTCGCCAACGGAGCCAAGCCGGGTGGCATCCTGCTTGCACCCGGACCCATTTCCGAGGAATCGGCGCAAAGCCTGAAAAGCAAATTCGACACTGGCTATTCCGGTGCCAATGCGGGCAGGACGGCCGTCCTGGCGGATGGCATGAAGTACGAGCCGATCGCCTTCAAGGCGGTTGATGCGCAGGTGGTGGAACAGCACAAGTTCGCCGCCGAGGCGATTTGCGCAGTGTTCGGCGTGCCGCTGCACAAGGTCATGGGCAGCGCATATCAAACTGCGGGAAACGTCGAGGCGCTGGAGCAGCAGTATTATTCCAACTGCCTGCAGATCTTCATCGAATCGATCGAGGTATGTTTGGACGAAGGGTTGGAACTGCCACCGCCCTACGGCACTGAGTTTGATCTGGACGATCTCTTGCGCATGGATACCGCCACCCAGGTCAAGGCGCTGGCGGATGCGGTCGGCGCCGGCATCATGGCGCCCAATGAGGCCCGGCGGCGGCTCAATCTGGGCCCGGTGAAGGGCGGCGCCTCGCCATACCTGCAACAGCAGAATTTCTCACTCGCCGCGCTCGATGAGCGGGACCGCGACGATCCGTTTGCCAAGCCGAAGCCCGCGCCGGCCGCACCGGCCGCCGACCAACAGCCAGCCGATTCCAAGGCGATGATGGCGGCGCAGCAGGCGGCGGCGCTGGAAGAAATACGGAAAGGGTTCGCCGATGCTTAACGGTCGGGCCTTCGGGGCCGAGATCGTCGAGACGGTCAAGGCCTACGTGTCGCGGGTGCTGATGCCGCTGGAAGTGCGGCTCGGCGTTCTGGAGGGACGCGAGCCGCCAAAGGGGGAAAAGGGAGATCCGGGCGAAGATGGCATCAACGGGCAAGACGGCATCAACGGCGTGGACGGTTTTGGTTTTGACGATCTCGATATGAGCTATGACGGCGAGCGGACCTTTGCCTTGCGATTCATGCAGGGTGATCGCTGCAAGGCGTTCCACTTCCGGGTGCCGGTGCTGATTTATCGCGGCGCCTGGAGGGCAGGCGATTATGAGCGGGGCGACACGGTCACCTACGGCGGCTCGCTCTGGCATTGCAACGTTACCACCGCCGAAAAACCGGATGAAGGTGTCGAAGCCTGGACGCGCGCTGTTCGCCGTGGCCGAGACGGCAAGAACGGCGACAAGGGCGACAAGGGTGAACCCGGCGTCCAAGGACGGGCCGGCCGGGATCTGACGCAGATGGCGCCGGACGGTTCGAAATGGTAGCGCTCGTCTCGCTCGACAACGCCAAGCGGCACCTGCGCGTTGACAATAACGATTCCGACGAGGACATCACCCGTAAGATCGGCCAGGCTTCGGCGATCGCGCTCACCTACATCAAGCGCAGCATCGGCACGCCGGACCCCGAGGATGACTCCATCGTCGACTGGACCGACGAGACGGTGCCGGACGACATCGCGGCGGCGATCGAACTCATCCTTTCGGAACTCTACGACGACCGCATCGCCGGCGATGCCACGCAGACGGCGGGCGCCTATCTGCCGCCGGCCGTGTTGGCATTGCTGATGCCTTATCGGACGCCGACGCTGGCGTGAGAAGGGATCGGGAATGGCGCTGATTATAGACGAAAACCCGAACGCCGCGCAGGACGCCATCCGTGACCTGATCGCCTATTCGGCGAGCGTGCGCTGGGACACCGAGCAGGGAGGAATCGTCGCCTCTAACGGCATTCACATCAGGACCGACTCCGAAGCGCAACGGAAGATCGCGACATTACGGGGGCGCGTCGACCGCAGCGAGATCCCGACACCGTTCAACTTTAAGGCATTCAATGGCTGGCAGATGATCGACCAGCCGAATCTCGCCATCATCGACGCCGACATGGGCGCGCACATCCGGCTCTGTTACGAGGCCGAGCGCAAACTGTACGACATGATCGTCAACGGTGCCGTCACGACCGAAAAGCAGATTGACGAATACTACAAAACATTTTGTTTCGAGCCCTGGGATCCGATGACGATCGACCGGCTGATACCGGACAGCTATCCGGTCGACGGCGCGGCGCCGTTCGTGCTTCGCGTGCTCGGGACCAATTTCTGCGGGCTCGGCCGCATCATCTTCAACGGCGTCGAGATCCCGACCTATCTCGTGTCGCTGACCGAGCTGCGCGGCATGGTCGAAACGCTGCCGACCGGCGCGGTGTCGGTCAAGGTCGTGCATCCCGGCGAAATCGAATCCAACCAGATGCTGCTCAACATCACGGCGCCCGGCTCGCCGCCGAAGCCGGAACCGCCGCCGCCCGCGCCCGCGCCGGTCATCGCCGCGCTGACGCCAAACACGGCGCGCTTCGACAAGGTCTGGGCGGCTTCTATAAACGGCTCATTCCTCGTCAGTGGCGCGGTGGTATCCATCGGCGTCACACCGGTCACCACCACGTTTGTCAATGCCGGCCAGGTCACGGTCAGTGCGCCGAAAAGCATGTTCCAGACGATCGGCGCGACATTCGCCGTGACGGTGAAAAACCCGGATGGGCTGGTTTCCAATCCAATGACTTTGACGGTGGTGGCTTAGATGGCAAAAATGGTGACGAGAGGCCGCAACAATACTGTTGTCATTTCAGTACTTGACGCTGTCGATGACGGCGGCAACGGCGGCGGCTACCAGGCGCAGGCCGTGCATTTCGACGGTTCGGCCTATCTCAGCACGGCAAGTCTGACCGCCGCCGCCAGCATCGATCAAATCCTCTATTCCCGCTGGTGCAAGATACCGGACGACCAATATACCAAGTTCTTTTTTCTCGATCCCGAAG